TGGTAAGGTTATTATCTGGGCCGTGTACCGTTATGACATACAAGAGATAGAAAAAACGTTAGGAGAGAAGTATGGTAAAGAAAGTGTGGCGACGTATTACGGCGATACAAAAGATAATTTACGTCAGTCTATTGTTGACAGGTTTATGGATGCTGATGATGTTCTTCGATTTTTTGTGGGAAATCCCAAGACAGGAGGTTATGGCCTTACTCTTACTTCTTCTCACACTGTTGTGTATTACTCTAACGATTACTCATTAGAAGTAAGGTTACAATCAGAAGACCGAGCGCATAGAATAGGACAAACCAATAAAGTGACATATGTAGATTTAATGGCGGATCATACTATAGATGAAAGAATTGTTAAAGCATTGAATGCTAAAATAGATTTAGCTAGTCAAGTTATGGGTGAAGATCCTAAAAAAATTCTATTCGGATAATGCTCTTTCGAGCAGCACTTCGAGTCTTATTACTCGTTCTTTTATTTCTGGGATGTCTTGTAGTATTATCATCTCTAATTGTGTTTGTTTTGTTTCAAGGGCTGATACTTTTTGTGACATCATTCCATAAACACTTCCAGCGCTTATTAAAATCATAGCGAACCAAACGGCGTTTCTTAAATTAAAATCCCGTTCCATATGTACCTCTGCTTTGATTTTCAAATTGTAAATTTTTCATAATACGATCATCAATGTTATCACTGGCTGACAATGACTCTGTGTTTAAATTCTGATTAGGAAAAGAACTCATGTAGCCACCGTTAGCTCTATTAACAGTGCCGTCATTCATTCTAGTAATTAAATCGCCTTCTGTTTTATAAAAAGAATCATAAGGTAAACTCATTATATCTTCTTCAGAAAATGTTTCTAAACCAGGTAATTGATTGGTAGCAAATATTTCTCTGCCTCCGTAATTTTGATTGCCAGGAAAATTAAATATACGAGAAAACTCTTCTAAGTTTTCTACTGGTAAATTCATGTTTATGTTTTGTTGAGGGAAAGGAATATTTTGTTGTTCAAACACACTTTCAGGTAACGTTCGTATACCTTGTGAAGCAGGGTCCGTGGTTGTGTTACCGTCAAACAAGTCTTTAATTCCACTAACTGTCCCTGAAAACTCATCTAAAAAAGCATCTTTAATACCTGATCCTGCACTTTGTGCCTTATTTTTACCTTTATTAAGAAGACCTGCTATTCCTTTTAATGCTCCCATGCCAGGAATAAAGTTAGCAAGTTTACCTATCATAGCACCACTAGAAAAAGGAAAAGCTTTTTGCATAGCTGCTGGATTAGATTTATGTAACCCTTGCATAAACTTTGCGTAGTCTTGTGGACTTTCTCCTGTTAACCTTGCTGCTCCATCTTTAAAATCACTTCTATTAATAGTTCCTTTGTTAGCCATTCGTTGAATAGACTGTCTATTTTTTTGTTGATTAACTAAATTTTGATTTTGATTAATACTAGGTTGAACTGCTGCTCGTTGTGCTGCCTGTGATCTACCATCTCCTTGAATGTTATTTTTTTGATTGTTTTGCTGTTGTAATTTTTGTGAAGCGCTTCTAGAGTCTATGCCTCTTGATCTAGCTTTGTTTACATTTCTTTGAAAATTACCTCTAGCTGCTGCAGATCTTCCGTCACCTCCTCCAGAAGGACGAGAACGATTTCTTCTATTTCCTCTAAGTCTAGACATTAATTTCTACCTGCTAAAATTGCTGCGTCTGTATCACCTCTTATAAGAGCTGCTTGTTGATCTGGATTGAGGTTACTTCTGTCTGATACGTTTACAGCTTCTCTTTCCACACTAAAGTCTCTACCTGCTGGTCCACCTTCTGTTTGTAATACTTCTTGAGCGTTTACTAAGAAAGGATTGTTACGAGGAGCTTGAACTGATTGATCTATCATCTCATTAATAGCTTCTTGATTTTCTTCTTTAAATCCGTAGATACTAGCTGGTGTGCTGTCAACCATACCATTTTCCATTATAGCACCTTCTAACAACACTCTATCAGGAGCTTGCTGATCTACTGTTTCGTATGCAAGAATATCTCCTTGTCTGTCGTACTTAGGTCTGCTCATGCTTGCTTGACCCATGTTAGGTGAACCATTTGTTCCAAGAATAACATAGTCTAACAATTCAATATCACTTAAATTTTCTAAACCACCACCTAGTTCTCCAGCGTTTGCTTTTTTAATTAGATTGTTAAAATAATTTACTGTTCGTAAATCGTTATTCATGGATGATTGACCAGGTTGTCTTTGCAACATTGGTCTATCAACACCACCTTGTGATATACTTACGTCAGGCATTTCTGTAATAGCACCATCGTTATCAAAAATAGTATAATAAGATTCTGTTGCTCTAATTGTATTAATTAAGTTAGCTCGTTGTAATGCTTTTTCTGTCCCTTCACCCATAACTGTTTTAATTTTATTAAGTTGAACGGGATTGCCTAAAAACTTTGAAAATCTATTACTAAATAAAACCAACCCTGCTGTTGCTAGTGGGCTTGTAACAACTCCACCTATAACAAAAGCATTTGCAATTGACTTTACACCACCTAAGACACCACGACGTTTAACGAAGTCTGATACATCACTAATATCAAAACTGTTTACCAAAGAAGCAATATCTAATGTTTCTTCTAAATCTTTGTAAGCTTTTTGTCCGTTCTGTCCCATAGCATCAAACATAGCAATAACAGCTTCTCTGCTTGTTCTGTCTTGTATTTTACTGCCTTGTTCAATGGGAATCATTCCTAATTGTTTTCTAAGGTTGTCAACGTTAAATACAGGAACAAATTCACTGTCATGAACTTGACCGCCTGAACCTGATACTTGTGTAGAACCTCCTCCTGGTATTTCTCCTTGCACGCCCACACGACCAGAAGATTTGTTTCTTTTAAAAGGTGTTTCAATAATTTCTGTGTTCTGACCTATAATTTTATTAAGGTATGTAGAAGCAAGATTAGCAAAATTCTTTTTGCCAAGCTGTTCTTGTATTTCTTTTATAGCCATCGGTGACATTGCTGTAGCTTCTGTCATAACACGATTAAAAATTTGATCTGGCATTAAGCTACCTGGTTTAAATGGTGCTCCTGGTGCAAAAATATTTCTATTTACTTGTCCAGCAGCTTTACCAAGTCCTCTTTGACCTGCATTAAATCCAAACATTTCTATGTTGTTCATGTAAAATTCATTAGCATCACGAAGAGCTTTTATAGAACTTTGTGCAATTATCTCATTTGGGCCTGTAAGTTTTTTCCAACTTTTATAATCATTAAGGCCGTGTTCTAAATTATCTTTTAAATAAGCTAGTGTACCTTGAGGATCAATACCTACTTGAGCCATTGCTCCGTCACCTTTACCACCAAAACCTCTAATAGCTCCGTTTAATTGTGCTTGTAATTGTCTAAATTGTTTTAATGTTATATGATCAGGCACTGATCCGAGAGCCGTGAGCAGTTTCATGCCTGCCGTTGGATCTCCAACTTTAAGCATATTAAATAACTGACTTGTGTTATTAATCCATGTTCCGTCTGGAGCAGTTGCTCCTAAACTTATATCCCCACCATCAATACTTTTAGCAAAAGATTGTGTCCATTTTTTTAAATTAGCTGTAGGAATAAATGCTTCATCTATTTTTGATGCTTGGTTAAAGAAACTATTATACATAATAGCATTGGTTGCTCTAAATTTACTAACATTCTTAGAGAAAGCGTCAAACGCTTCTTTACCAGCCCATTGCATTCCTCTTAGTGTTGTCATGCCAGGAGACAAGGTGCTCATAATGTCTTGAATACGTTGATTGATAGCTACTCTAGCTTCTGCTTGTGATACTCTAAGTGGTCCACCTACTGCTGGAAATACACCAATAATTTTTGAATAAGCTTTTACCCAATCAGCTTCACTGGCTGCTACTTTACTTATAGGAATATTTTGTCTTGCTGCTTTTTCAACATTTTTAATTGATAAATCTGTTCTAAAACCCATAGGATAGTTAATGGCATATTTTTTTATACCACTTGCAATTGGTCCGAGACCAGCGGCTCCCATTCCTATCATCATTTCTAATTCAGCGTCACGTAATGCTCCTTTTTGCATTTCACTAATACTAGCAGAGTCTTGTCCTTGCGTGTAGGCATATAACTTATTTAATAAAGAGTAAGCGCTATCAGCTGCGTATGATACTGGGCCTGCACTAGCCCCAGCAACAGCCATTTGTTTTGCTGTGCCAAACTTACCTTCTCCAAATTCTGCTAACCAATTATAAAACTTAGGCATAAATCTAAGTTTACCTGGCTGTTTCATTTTTAATCTTTTAGCTTCCATCATTTTAGACATTAAATATGTGTCTGCTCCAATAATTGCACTAATTCTTGTTAACTGACGAGGATCTTCTGGCATTAACTTACGAGCTGTCTTACCCATATCATTAGCAAAATCACCCATTGTATAAGGATCAAAACCTGGTAGCAACGTTCCCATACTATCGTTAAATCTGTATTCTTGTTTACCACCTTTATATACACCGACAGCAGCATCAAAGCCTATTGGATCTACTCGTCGTTGTTCTGCTAGTTCCCCTGCTTTTTGTAATTTTCTTGCATTAATAATAGCATCAGGTGGATTAAACTGTGCCATATAATCAATAAGTTTAGGAGGCATTTCACCGTAATCAACATCTAATTGATTACTTGCGCCGTCTAATAAATATTGCATGTATACTTTTTTTTCTCTTTCGTTACGAGGAAAGTATGAATCATCATATTCTTTACCATCATCACCTTGTGCGTATTTTGGTACATCAAATACCAATGGTTCAGGTAAACCGTAGTCTGCTAAATTTAAAGTTTTTCTAACTGTATCAGCCATTATTTTCTAGCCTTTCCATATCCTCGTTTTGCAATTCTACCTGCTATACCACCTTTAGCCTTTTTGTTTTTAGCAGCCGCAACTTTTTCTCTCATTTGTTTTCTTTTTTCTTCAATAGTTATACCTCCAAGCATCTTAGTTTGTTTTTGTTTTGCTGTAGCTCTTTGAGATTCAAATTCTTCTTTAGAAACTTTTCTTCCATTATAAAAATAAGTAGTAACACCATCGAGTGTTTTTTTTCTAAAACTATTTATATCAGCCATTATTTTAACAACGTATTTTTCTCAGGAGCGGATCCTTGGTTTGGTAGTGAGTAGTCTCTAAACGATTTAAAGCCACCTATTATTGTTTCTATTTCGTCATCATTAAATCCTAATAGTTTTAATTGTTCTCTGTTGTTATATATAATTGGTAAAGCTTTACCGCCTGCAATACGTTGCAACATAAATCCTCTAAGTAATTTTTGATCTGTTTCATTACCTGCTGTACCATAAAATAAACCTACTGTTTCAAACTGACTTTTTGCTGCTGCTTTTAATTCGTTAATAACAAAATCTAATTTAGTTGTAACACCTTTAGATGATTCACCATAAAGGTTTAACGTAGCTGCTGCTCTTTCAATATCGTCTTTGTTTAATCTTCCTGAAGCTTTACGTGCTCTTGCTAACGCATAAATAATTGCAGTAGAAGCGGCTTCGTTAAGAGGTAGATCTTTTTGAAACTGCATTAATCCAAATAAATCATCTGCTTCTTTACCACCTAATTTCATACCACTAGGTAATGTAATCTCATCTTTACCGTTTGCTCTTGCTTCTTGTAAATTAGCAAAATCATTTTTCATTATTTCGTAAGCAATATTTGTAGCATTTTTTAAATTAGTTGCTGTTTGATCGTCAAATATTTTTACATCTTTACCATTAATATTAACAGTAGCTCCTTTACCGTCTTCTGTAATTAAATCTGTTGGTAAAAGTAATTGTCCTGACTTAGGCATAAAAGATTGATTAAAGTTTTTATCATTTTTTAATTTCTCTCTTACATCATCATTAAAGAAACTTGTTCTAAAGTCTTTTACAATTTGTAATTTGTCTTGTGACCAACTTAAAAATGCTCCTGTAAATCCTGCGAACTCTGGGTTCATTACAAGACTGTTTTGCACGTTAAGAGCCATGTCAATAACTCGGTCGTAGTTATCAATCTCGTTTTTAATTTCAATAAACTTGTTAGGACTTGTTAGTTTTGTACCACCTTTAGAAGCTGTGTCAGATGTTGGATCTGTTGACGTAGGGTTAGTATAGCCAAGAAGTTTATAGTTAACCATAACTGGAAAACCATTTTTATCTACAGCAGTTGGGTGCTGTACAAACAATTTATCATCTTGATACATTCCAATTATAGGACCTACTAAGTTACCATCTTCTCCTTCAAACACATAGTCATCTACTTCTGTATTGTACTTATCTCTAAACTCATCTTTCATAATTTCAAACTGTGTAGAGCTGTGTTCATTTGCAATTTGTGCTTCTGACTTAGCTAAGTCTAAATTAGAATCATATATTTTTTCTATTAAACTTTTTTCGTTTTGTTCGTTCTGCAAAAATATCTGTGATGCTAAATTTAATCGTGTTGCTTCTTCTTCTTTTTGTGCATTAAAGACAGCCGTACGTCTTTCTTTTGAATCTTTTCTTTTTGCTGCTTGTATGCCAGCCAAGTCTGTTGTTAATTGTTTACCTGCATTAGCTATTACAGCCCCCATCTGTCCACCTATTGTAGGTTGCATTAGGTTTAATCCAAAGTTAGCAAGTGCTAATCTTCTCTCTGTTTTATAATCTTCTTTTGGATACAGTTCATTTAGTTCTTCTGCTGTTGTTTGAGGTGCATACTCATCTAAAAATGCTTCTAGTTCTTCATCAGTTGTAGTTACACTTTCTTTTTGTGCCTCTGTTAGTGTAGGCATTGCCTCGTCAGCAGTCATAAAGTCTGATGCTGTATAGGTAGTGTTATACTTGTCATGTAACTTCATTAGCCCTTGAATCATTTCATCATTGCTAACCATTGTCTGATCAATAGGTACGCCGCCTATTGTTAAGTCTTTGTCGTTATTATTAATTGCTGCTGCTTCTGCGGCCAACGCATCATTCATGCTGTCTAAATCTAAATCATCAACAGATAAAGTATCAGCACTTACTGCTGTAGGAATAGGACCTCCTGCTGGAGATCGTGATCCACCAAACGAATCAAATTCGTAAAGATCTGACAGCCCTTTAGCCATCTTAGCTTCCTGTCATTCCACCATATGCTTGAAGACCCGTAATACCAGCACCAATAGCACCGAGTAATGGGTTAGTATATGGTTGAGGAGTTTGCAACATTGTTTGAGACATACTTGGTGTACGAGATAAAATATCTGACATAAAGCCAAGTCGTTGATAAGGCTCTCTCGCTCTTTCCTGATTAAATCTATATGTCTCATCTCGCATTTGTTGATCTCTTTGTCTTCTAATACCACCGATATTAAGTAAAGATCCTAAACCCTGTTGTCCTAACTGTTGCATTTGTGCACCCATGTTAGCTTGTTGTGTTCCTAATTGACCAAATTGATTTGCTGCTGCTAATTGATTAGCTTGGTTTTGATTAAAAGTATTTATTGCGTTGCCTTGAGCTTGTTGAAAGTTTTGTGACATATCTTGAAATATACGCTGTGATGCCATGTCAGCTAAACCCTTTTGAGCTTCTGCTTGAGCAACTCCAAATCTACTTCCACCAAAAACACCACCTTGCACTGCATCACCAGACATTTTGTTCATTTGTTTTTGGAACTGTTCGTTCATTTGTTCTAACGCTTTGTTAGTAACATTCTGTTGATATTGGTTCATGAACCCTGACACGTTTGATGTCGAAGGATCGTATTGTTGTTGTGCTGCTTGAAGAGGAGCAATACCTTGCCCTATAGTATTCATGCCTGTGTCTAAATATTGTTTGTAAGCAGGATCTCCTGTGCTCATTCCTGTTGCAGGATCAATACCCATTTGACCAGCACCAAAATTAAATGCTGCTCTTTCGGTCATATCAAAATCAGCTATGCCTCTTCTTTCAGAAGGCATTGGTTGATCGCCACGTTTAAAAGTAGATTCTAATAAACGACGTCTATAGTCTTCTAAGAAAGGAGCTTCTCTGTTACCTGTGTATGTTATGTTTGGACTAGCCATTATCTCATTCCTTTCGGGCTTCTGTTTGATTCAGGGTCTAATTTATTCATCATGTTATACATTGCTCCAGGTCCACCTGCATTGTCAACTGCTTTCGCTGTAAACACAAACTCACCATCACTTAGCATTGCTGGTATCTTATCTTCTTTTGGTCCACCAGGACCATTAATCATACCATTTTTTCTTGGAAAGTTTTTATGCGGATTACCTCCTGAAGCTAAATTAACTATACCACCCATTGCTAAAGGTTTTAAACCTTTTTCTGCATCAGGGGTGTAGTTAGAATAAACACCGTCTGCTGTAATTTGATCGTAGTATTGTCCGTCAGCAGGATTAAAAAACATTTTTTCTACTAACGTGTCTGTGTAGTCACCTGTACCGTACCGTGAACCGTATCGTTTATCAACTGCTGTCATTGGATTTGTATCTACTGGTTCAGGCTTGTCACCTTTGTAAGCCATGTAACTTCCAATCGCTGGAAGTAAAGCTGATGCTATACCACCTAAAGCTGTTCCTGATCCATCAGGGTTAACAAACTTACTACCAATACCTTTTGCTAAATTAAATCCTTTTTGTCCAAGACCTAAAATACCTCTTCCTGGAATAATTCCACTTGTACCTGGTGCAGTGGTTGCTGCTTGACCAGCAACGTTACCTATTAAACCTCTTCCAAAACCTCCTAACTTAGATAGAATTCCTGCTCCGCTAGCGCCACCTGCGCCGCCGAACATTCCAGCTAACGGACCTGCGCCCATTAAACCTGCTCCACCTAATCCTAATGCTGCAATACCCGCAATCGGGGCTGCTTTTTTTGCTACGTCTCTGACTTTTCTAAAAAACTTCTTAAACATGTACTCCTTGGCAATTCATGATATTGTCTGATTTTGCAAGGAAGGTTAACCTTGATGTATTAAACCTATTTTATTCTATATTTATAGGCATATTTGTTGTAATGTGCAATGAGAAATATGAACTTTGACATAAAGAAAGTGCCGATGGTCCGTGTTACGTGGCTCGATGCCCGTGATACAGAGACAGGTTGGCTAGATATAAAGGACGTTATGGGCGCTCCTTTGGCTACATGTCAAGAAGTTGGGTGGATGGTACACAATAATGATAAAAAAATAATCATTATGCGCTCTTACAGTAAGGATAAAGACGACATATCTGGTGGTGGTGCTATCGCTATACCTAAAGGTTGGATAACAAAAATAGAATATTTAGAGGTAAGTTATGGAGAAAGAAGCAACAATCAATAGTTTATTTGGTGAAACTATTTACTACACAAACATTGTAAACGACGATCAAGATACAGCGAAGCACGTTGAATCTTTTGTTAAAGAAAAACCTGGTAGAACAGCAGCAACGACTGATGTTAAAGGTAATACGATGTTTACGGATTTAGAAGAAGCTAAAGATAATTTACACAAAGATAAAAAATACAGTAATTTATTTGAAGAAATAGCAACAAACATTAACGCTTTTTTAAAAGCAAAAGGTTACAGCAAAGATAAGTTTGATGCTCACATTACAAAATCATGGGCTACTTACACCGTAAAAGATCAGCACATTGCTAGTCATAAACACACTGCTAGTCACTTTAGTTTTGTCTATTACGTACGCAATGATGACATGGGTAACATACGATTTGAAAAAGAGTTAGCTGCACAAACAGGTTTATTTATTCCACCTACCGATCAATACATTGTTGATTGGAATCAATTTAATTTTTCTAGCTATATTTTTCCTGTGAAGACAGGTAACTTTGTTATCTTTCCTAGTGGGTTGTTACACTACACGGAAGTAAATACAAAAGAAGAAGCAAGAATAAGTATAAGCGGCGATGTGCTGCTTACAATGAAACCTGGGGTAAAGACAGAACACTGTATACCTCATCCGAGTGGTTGGGATACTATTTCAAATTAGTTGTCAAGAAAACAATTATAAAAAGATTACTTGATAATTATGACAGACGTGTTTAAATTAGATCTCACCCCAAAATTATAAATCAGGAGATATTATGGATAATCAAGAAGTATTGAAAGCTATAGCTGTCCTCGCTGACAAGGTGAGCCGCTATCATGAACGTTTATTAGCATTAGAAAGAGATCACAAAAGACATACAGACGGTTGTTCGTGTCAATCTACATCTCCTAGTATGGGTAGACCTTTAACAGAAGATGAAAGAATGTTTGTACAAGAAAACATGGCAAAACATAAGGTGGCAGCAAATGGATCCTAATTGTCCTGTTTGCGGGTGCGTAAAAGAAAAGTGTATCTGTGATGATTTCTGTGAAAACTGTGGAGCTTAGTCGTCCTTAGTTTTACCAAACACGTCAGGTAATTTTACAACTTTAATTTCTATATTTTTTTCTACATCATCTAATGTTGTATCAGTAGAGGGGTTATCAACGTCTTGTTGAGCGTGTTCCTCTGACTCATAATCCGTTCCTGTTTTTTTATTTTTTACTTCCATGTGTACTTCTGGTTGAATAATAGGAAGTTCTTGGCCATCAATAATTTGTTTACCAATCTCTTTTGATTCTTGTACTTTTTTAAATGCCATTATGTTATCTCCATTACACTTACTAAAATTTTAATACCAGCTCCTGTTAAAGTTATGGTATCTGCTTTTTCTAAAACAATTGGTTGATCCAACAATTGTAGTTGAGCACCGTCAGCCATACTATCTTTATACAATTCAGTAGTTACTGTAGCACTTGAATCTACTGCAGCTACAGTTGTTGTAACAGCACCTCCAGTTTCATTAGATATATAAATACTTTTTACCAATGTTGTTGTGGGTAAAACAGGAGGAACGGCTCCTTCATTTGCTGTTGGAACAGTGTAAGCTGTACCTGTACCTGTTCTAGAAAAACTTAAAAATGCATCAGCCAAGAAACCAACTCCTTGCTGTTGACTCGTCTTTTAAATCTTGTTGAAAACCAAAATTTAGTTGTTGAGTTATTTGTTCAAGCAATCTAATTAAAACATCAAATTGTGATGCTTGATACTCTGGTGTTGCTTGAGGAAATCTTGTTGTACTTATTTTAGCCATTATCTGCCTCCATCTGGTTGAACGTCTAATCGCAATGTACCATAACGCCAGTTATCTCCTGTAGCATCACTTTCGACCTTTATGTTTGCTTGTCTTCCTCTTCCTCTTAAATCAAATTTTTCTGTTGTCGAGACAATTGTTCGTGTTACTGTTGTTGGAGTTGTAGAACTAGGATATGTTTTAAATCTTAAAGTAA